CCTAGACCGACATTGCCTGTACCGCCTGTCATATCCAGTACGTCAGTTACGGCAGCGCCTGCTCCTGCGCCATCGGCGACCACCATCTTAATTCCGCCATTCGGAATAACGACATTGGCTCCTGTGCCTTGAGATATTGTTACTTGATAACCCGCACTGTTTTGAATAATCCACGTTTTATTAACGGTGTTCGGTGCGAGCGTTACGGTGTTGGTTGCGGTGATTGAGCCTGCTAAAGTTAAAGCGTAGGCCCTAGCAGCATCTGAGGTGCCATCCGCTATGGTAATGGTATGCGAAGTCCCGGTAATGGTTTCTGAGCCAGATCCCCAGGCTTCTGCAATGAGCTCCAAATTTGTATTGGTGCTTGTGCCCCAGGTTCCCGATTCGTCACCTGTAGCAATTTCTTTTAATCGTAAGTCGTTTACATAGGTTGCCATCTTATGCCTCTATTTATTTAATTGATTATAGTCTTTATCCGTCTATGCCGCAACATCCTTCCAGTTCGGCGATTGAGATTCGTCTATTTCAGCCCAGTTTGGTGTTTGTGAATCGCTGATCGCGGCCCATTCAGCGTCTTGTCCTGGAATAATCTCGCTCCAAACCAATAATTGACTAATATGCCCTGTTCCGTATAGCCCCGTCAAAGAAACAGGAGCGTCGCCCGAAATACTTAAATCCCCAAGAGCGCTAGTTCCAGCTAGGCCTGTTATTGAAATAACGTTATTAGTTACCAGACTCAGGCTACCTAAAGCCGAAGTTCCCGCCAATCCAGTCGGATAAACATTGGCAGCACCTGTAACTGTTTCATCACCTTGAGAAACTGTTGAAGCTGTGCCACTAACACCAACAAGAGCGACACCATTAGCAACAACCGTGCCAACTGCTCCTGTTGCCGCTACGCCTGTTTCTGCGACATTGGCATCACCCGTAACAGTCTCAGTGCCTAAAGCCGTAGTGCCCGCTAGTCCTGTAACCGAAAGATTAGCAACACCTGTTGCAGTAAGAGAACCAACCGAACCTGTTGCTGCTACTCCTGTCTCGGTAACAATTGCAGCACCTGTTATGGTTAAAGAGCTTACTGCCCCTGTCCCTGCAACGCCTGTTTCTGAGACATTGGCAGCACCTGTTATGGTTAAACTACCAATAGCTCCTGTTGCATAGACACCAGTCTCTGCAACATTAGCATCACAGCTAACGGTTTCAGTTCCTAACGCAGTAGTGCCCGCAAGCCCTGTTAATGTAACAGTAACACTAACAACTGCGGGTTCACCCCAAGGACCTGCTCCCCAAGTAGATCGACCCCAACCAGCCATGACTGGTTACGCTATTCTAATAACAGCGTTACTTGCGTCTGCGGTTGGGAAAGATATGGTAAAGCTACCAGCCGTGCTTGTTTTATCGCCACCGAAATCAAAAACCGCAACTGCTGGATCACCAGTAGCTGTGTCATTATAGATCATGCAGCCTCTTGCCGTAATTGTGCAAGTACCAAACGTCAAATCAGAGAAATCAGTGAACGCAGTTGTCCCCGATGTGCTAGGGTTGACATTTGTTAAAGCTGATCCGCCCGCACTATAGTTTGTGCCTGTTGCCTCTTGGTTAGTGGAATAAGCTGTGGTAGAAGCACTCATAGTCGCAGAGCTAGTATATAAAGCGAGCTTGAAAGAATTTCCTCCAGATGCTTTAAAGTTATGTACCGCTTGCAGAAGCTCACTTTTGAAAGAAGTACACATTGCTTGTGTTATAGCCATTATAGTCTCCTAATAATTTCCGCAAGGTCCTTATGGCCCTGCGCCTCTAATTGATTACCTATTGTACACATGTGGTTTTTTATCGCCTCTTTCATGTAGTAGGTAATAACAAATTGACACGTTTTTTTAAAGGCATGGGCTTGTGCTCTAATTGGATCCGGCGCTGTGTCGCTCACCGAAACTAATTTATTAGTGGCCATTTCAGCAACTTCTTCTACTGTATGGCCTCTACCATGTGTTGTCTTTACTCCAAGGTCTCCTATGGAGAGCGTAAAGGAATCAGTTTCCATTAATATTTCTCTGGTTCTGGTGGACCAATGTCTTGTCTCCCTGAAATGCCAGAAGGCTTCTCTTCCTCCATGACATCGGAAAACTTTCCGACGACCAATTCACCTTTGTCTAAATATACTACAGGAGGGTTATCAAGTCTATGGTAGCCATAGAGCTTTTCCTTTAAAGGGATGTTCGTATCTAGCATCGGGGAACGAGCGCCAATGGACACGTCCATTCCTGCGTCCATGCACTTAGACAACCAAAACTCACAACATCCTCTCCCTGATTCTCCAAAATAAACATTCGATTTATAAGCAAAATCTGCGCCAAAAAGACTAAGTTTCCCGACCTTTTTCCATAAGGCAAAAGCAAGGGCATAAGCGATTGTGTTGTTCAAGTATGCGCAACTTAGGTCTTTAACAACTTCTTCCAGGGGAAACAGTTCAATAGCTGGAACCCGATTATCGAGTTCACAGGAATACACTGGGATTTCTAGCCTTGGAAGAGTTCTTCTCATTACTTGAGTTTGTGGCCCTGCGTCAAATGTATCAAAGAAACGTGAAACGGGGTCCATTATAAACACACGATCGCACTTAGTAACTGCGCACATGGAATTAATGCCCCAGACCTCATCGTACTCCTGACTATGAGAAAGGCTCATGTGAAAATCCAGTTGGCTTTGCCCCATAGCAACCAGTGCAATGTGTTTATTTTCTAGCATCTACTGCTGTTGTTGCGGGTTGATAAAAACCCTTTGCCTATCAAAGCGGTTCTCGTCTCTCGTAGCTCTTCCTTCCATTAAAGCGGTGGTTCTAGCAAGATTTTCTTGAAAACGCTGTTCAAAAACATTGGTTTCATTAATGTCTTGCTTCATAAAAATACTGGCTTCTACCAAAGATCCATACAACAACAAGTCAGGCGCGTTGTCTGAAATCCAGGTTGTGCCGCTGTCTCCAGCCGCGGTTAATGAAGCGGGCTGGTACAGATAATGTAGTTCAAAAGTTAAATTAGCGTTAGGTGTTGGCGCTAAAATAAAGGTGTCGTCATCGAATTGTCCATAATACTTAGGTACTCCGGTCGTTGAGGCTGCTTGGGTATAGCTGCGCATAAAACTAGGGTGTTTCAACAACAAATAGGTGTATTTGCTGTCACTATCCAGCACAGCCAAGCTCAAAGGTGAAACAAAATCAGAAGGCGATGAAAGGTAGGGGTTCCCGGAGGCGGCAGTTCCTGTGACATTTTTACGGAACACATTAAGTTCAATTGTATTGAATATACGGTTTTCCGCCTGTTTAATAAAGGTATCAAGCGTATTGGTAAACGTGGTCTCAGAATTATCCATATAATTCTGAATCGCTGTTTTCATCCCACTATAGGTAAAACTCATGTTGTCGGCCCTGCGGTTACTGTAGAACCACCCCCGGTAATATCACCGGTAGTAGCGGTCCCTGTTGAAGTAAATTTATATTCGTTGCTGTCCACAACCGTTATTGTATACCCATCAGAGCTTTCAAGCACAGTTGTTGTTATTCCATCAAAAGCCTCGGTGCTACGAAAACGAACGGTATCACCTGTGGTTCTAACATGTTTAAACTCGGTTACACGAATCACTGCATTCGCTCCAGAGCTTTCTGCTCTAAAAGGGTTTAAGGGTAAAAGTGCTTGTGCCGGACCTACTGAAACAAAGGGTCCTGCACCTCTTGCCCCACTTGTGCCGGTTCCAGCAACGGCTGAAAAAGTATAGGTATCATCATCCACTTTTGTAATTGAATAAGCATCTGGATCAGTCAATGTTGCGACAGTAAACCCGTCAAACACTTCTGCTCCTCTAAAACGTACTTTGTCCCCGGTGCTTCGACCATGATCGTCTTCAAAAACTTTAATAACCGCACTCCCTGCTGTTGAAAGAAAGGGGTTGTTGGTCAACAAAGCCTCTGCAACGGGTTCTGTTCTAGCGGGACGGGGGTTGCGCAGAGCCACTGGGTCCGCTGCAAAATGAGGTGGGTTTAATTGAGGTTGTTTTGGACTCCATTGATCGGGCCCAACCAATAAACCGTCCCAGGTCATTTTCATGTCCCTTAAACGGTAACGGAACCCCGATATATCACATATACCCCATGCTTTTTTCCCTGCTGCAAAAGCCATTAGATGATGGTCCTAGAAGGTAAAAAACGAGAGCTTACCGTGTCAATATTTTCAGAAGCGGCTCGTTGCCATTCCTCGTCATATATTTGTTTGAGCATCTGCACGCGATCCGGAACCCTTTTAATAGCTATATAATAAGCCAGTCCTGCTGCCATCGCGGGGAGAAACTCAAAAGTTATTTCCAGTGTATTAGTAAAAACGCCCGCGTCTTGTATGCGAGTTAAAGCATAGTAGCGAAAAACATCTGTGGAGTTTTCTGGTGCTGGATATAAATACAGCTTCGGCGTTATGCTTTTTTCCACATAAAACTGAGTTGATCTTGATTTAGTGCTTTTGTTCGGAAGGTAATGATAATCACTCCTACTGATCCTGTTTACCTGATAATCAGTAGTGGTGCTCCCAGAAGTACGACGAATGACCGCAGACAAAACATTAACTAGGTCTGTGTCAAGATCATAACTGGTGGTGCCTTCGGTCAACGCTTCTGTTCTTTCAACAATAAGCCAGAGATTTAAGCCTCGGTTTGCCCATTCAGCAAACATAAGATTAAGGGACCGCCTAGCTGTTTCCAGATCGTAGCCGGTCCTTAATTCTAGTCCACAACGTTCAAACGATTCTTCGATCAACTCGTCGACGTTTAGATCGAACGTAGTTGTCCCTGACGTGGCCATTAGTTGTTAGGCGCTTCGTAATATTTCAAAAACTCACACCAAACCGTGTATTCATTTCCTGCATCAGAGGTCGATGGAACAACAAACAAAACATCGCCAGTATAGCCAGACGCTTCCGTATTCACTAAACCTCCTATGGAGCTAAAGTCAAACGTGTTGTCATAAGCCAGGGTCAAAAAAGTAACGTCCGTTGTTGCGTCCCAATCAAGTGATGCCGGTGCATCCGGGGCGCCGCTCACGGTGTACCATATTTTATTTAAAGCCACATGCGTGCATGTTTCTTTATTCGCCGACTGGTTCAAAGCTGAAACGTCGACTAAAGTGGTACTACTGGCACTTCCATCTGAATAAACAGAACAATATGTGACTAATTTCTTGCCATAATCATATTGAATAGTGGGTCCTGTGACTGTATTAGCCATAATCTACCCCCTATTAAGCGTCAGCAAATGGTGTTACTAAAGTTCCTGAACCAAGTAGCTGTGCTGCAACATGGTATTTAGCGC